GTGATCCGGCGTCCATCAACAGCTTGGTGGTCTGGGGATCGACGTACGCTCCGCCCTCTCCACCGATGTCCGCGCGGTTGACGTGCTTCGCCACGAAGGACCCAGCCACGAGCGGGTCTTTGGCCATCCGGCGGTTCATGCCATAGAGCGTGTTGAAGGTCATCTGCACGGCCTTGGGATCTTCCTTCTTCAGGCCGGGCATCGCTCCCATCATGCCCTTGAACGCGCGGGGCTTCTCGACCTTCTCACGCACAGCCTCAAAGCCAGCCTTGGCTCCGACACCGATGCCCGTGATGGCCGCGCCTGCGCCGGCGGTCAGGATCGCATCCCCCATCTGCTTGCCCAGGTTGCTCGAGCTCAGGGACTTGGTGAAGTTGCGCCAGAAGCTCGCCTTCTTCTCGATGGCGGAGCTCAGCTTGGATACGTTTATATGATGCAGGGCGTTGTCGAAGTCGCTCATCAGTAACCCCTCTGCGCCTGCTTCATCGCCTGGCGCTGCTTGTGAAGAGCCCAGCGGTACCTCAGCTTCTGCCCTGTCTCGGACTCGTAGGCCTTCTTCCCTCCGTAGGCGGCTACACCGTAGGGCATGGCCTTGGCCGCGGCATGCGCCAGCGGACTCTGAACTCCGTGCTCGGCCATCGTCTTGGAGATGTGCTTGCCCGAGCCGAGGAAGCCTTTGGCGCCGGCGGCCACTGCTCGAGCAGCGTCACCTGCCAGGCCAGCGTGCTTGAGGAGGATGGCTGCGATCTGGGTTCGTCGATCCATTATCGCCTCCCCGCCAGTGCGTCTTCGACGTGTGGAATCTGCTCCCGCACTACGCCGCTCGCCTGGTTGAGGATGCGCAGCTGGCCGGCGATCTTGACGAACGCCCTGAACCTCTCCACGAGTGGGTGGTCCGGGTTCGGGATGCTTCCGACCGGCTGTTGACTGGCGACCTTCTCGGCCTCCTCGTCGAGCTGAACTCCGCGCTGCCTCATGTGCTCTAGGGACACGTCCAGGGCTTCCCTGAACAGGTCCTGACGAGAACAGAAGTGAGACCAGGCGGAGGCTATCTTGTGAAGGCTGTTGCCGGAGAGCACCGAATTGGTGACTTCTTCACCCAGGTCTCGTGCAACAGCCTCTTTGGAAACTTCGAGGGAGGAGATCTTGCTGTGGATGTGCTCGTGAGCTCCGTTGAGCCCCTGGTGCATCCGGTGCATGTCGGCCATGCCCGGCACCACCTCGGACGGATGAACCATCGTCTGCGCATACTTGCCGAAGATCTCTTCTTCGACACGCCGATCGGCCCGCGCTGTCTTCTCGGGGGGCTCGTCGTAGTCGCTGACGCGGACAGCGTCGTTCCGAGCGCCGTCGTTCAGGTCGCGCAACACCACTGCAGGGTCGGCTGGGCCGCCGTCGAACTCGACGTTGCGGACTGAGCCGCCCTTCTCCCACTCGCGCTGGAACGCCTCTTGATTGGCGAACTCGCAGACGCGCCGCGTGTGCTCCGGGCCGAGATCTTCTCGTCCGATCACATCGACGACTGCTTCGCTGAGTGGGGTGCCTTGGTTGCAGTGCAGCGCCGCGGCTTGCTTTCCCAGGAGCTGTAGCTTCCCAGGATCTACGGGGCGGGCTCGGGTCTGCTCGAGTAGCCCCTGTGGAATTGCTCCCTGATCTCTGGCGTCTGGCATGATCTACCTCGTTGGCCGAATTGTAAGCGGCTCGATCCCTTCGGTCAACGAATCTTGCCGCGATTCAGCCCAGTTGATAGTTTGAAGGTAGCACGCGGAGGTGAAAAGTGGGAAGCAACGAAGAGCTCGTGCCGGTGAGCTCAATCAAAGACTGCCTTTCGATCGTCGAAGCATCCTCATTCCTGGGCAAATGCACCAAAACCGTCCGGGGCTACATTCAAAACGGCATCCTACGCGCTAGGAGGTTCAAAGGGCAAGGCCGAACCCTTTGGATCAGGAAGGATGACGTCAAGGCTCTCAAGGAGATGGGGGATCAGAAGCTGCGCACGGTGGACATCTGGGACCTGCTGAAGACGGTCAAGATCAGGCTCCACAGCATCGACAGCAAGCTGGACTTCCTCATGCGCGTCAACGGCCTGGACGTTTCTTCGTTGCGTGACGCCAAGATAGAGGTGCTGCTGTCCGCCTACGACGAGATCTGCGAGTTCCTGCAGATGAATGTGTACAACATACCCCGAGAGCAGATGGAGGAGTGGGCCAAGGTCTTTCTCCAGTTCACCGAGCTCGAGTACGAGCGCCTGGTAGGCCCCACGATGGACAGCCAGCCCTGGAAGCCCGTTCATCAACTCTGCTCTCACTTCATGAACGCCCTGCGTCGCAAGAAGGGGTTCGCCACCCATCCCAAGATGCAGCAGACTTACCGCCTGTTGGACAAGGCGCGGAAGCAGATCTCCCAGGCCGCCCTGGTCTTCGAGGAGGTCCGTTCCCCCAAGCTCGGTCCGCGCCGTGTAGCAGAGGTGGCAGCCTTCGGAGCAGAGGTCGACTCCCTAGACCGTTACATCGCAGCCGAAGCCCAAAAATCACGCCTCCACTGAAAATTCCGATCACATTAGCGGGATAAGACCTTTGAACCAGGAATGACATACCTGCGTTCATCAACTGATATCAGGAGGTGAATCATGTCAACTCGTAGCTCGGCTGCCAAGAAACAGCCCCGCAAGAAGCCGGCACAACCGGCACCACCCAAAGCCGACCCTGAGCTGCTGGGGATCATGGAGCAGATGGCCGACAAGGTCGTCCGCTCCGATGGTTCTCTCGACGCGGTCGCCGTCCTCACGGGCGTCCACGGCATCCTCGGCCCCGAGAAGTACGCCAACTTCGAGGAGGAGCTGACGGAGTACTTCGCTCCCGACGGCATCACCGAGATCTTCGTGGCGACCTGGGACTACGGCTGGCAGGGGAAGCTGCAGACGGTCTGTGGCATCATCGGCGCTGCCGCGGTGCTCGTGGGCATCTGCGAGGTAGCTGGACGCGTGCTGGACGTCCCTGGCCTGCAGTTCGGCACCAAGCTCGCCGGCCTCATCCTCGGCGACTGAACCCCGCTCCAAGAATCTCGCCACTACTGGCTCCCCGCAATGGGGGGCGTACCCAGTGGCAAATTCTTAGCTGGTCAACGGCGACGCTTGGGGTTGTAGTCCTCGCCCGTGTCCTTGAATGGGGCGATGATGTCGGGGCGTGGATACTTGATCATGCTCGCCAGGAAGCAATAGAGGATCGAGTGGAACGTGTCGTCCGTCGTCCCAGGCGCGTGCTTGTACTCGATCATCCTGCGCTGCTCGTTCTTCTCGCTGAAGATGTTCAGGATGTCCTGTCCGTAGGGATCGTTGAAGTCGTCCCAGCAGGGCAGGTCGAACTGCTTGCGCACGATGGCGTTGAAGATGTCGCTCATCACCTCGGTGCGGTGCACGGCGAAGCGACGCAGCTTCTCCTCCCAGTAGACCTTCCCCTTCTTCTGCTGGGGGTTGTACTGGTACTTGAGGATCTTGTTGGGTCCAAAGGCCCTGATGAGGTGGTCGTTGCGGTCGAAGCCTCCGCCGTAGTCGCAGCCTGTGATGCAGACGTTGAACTGGCTGAGGATGGTGCTGATCATGTCGAGCTGGATGGGCGGCTCGAGCTCGCGGCCGGTGAACCTGTGGGTCCAGAAGATGGTGAAGTTGCCGGTGCCTAGATAGGCGCCCAGACTGATGACGGTGTACGTGTTCTCGCCCGTGCCCCAGTCGATACCGGCGAAGATGTCGTTGCCGGCGGCGAACCTCTTGAAGCTCTCGTACTCGCCGAGCCTGATGTGCTCTTTGCAGCAGGCCTTGAGCTGGCCGCGCGTCAGCGGTCTGGTGCCGCTGTCGTAGCTGATGCCGAGGACTTCGTTGTAGAGCTTCTGCCTCGAGTACCGCTCCTGCTTCTCCAGGATGCTGGCCCAGCCGCTGCCGTCCGGGGAATTGATGATCCATGGCACCATCAGCTGAGGAATGCGGTATCCCTCGAAGGCAACCTTGTCCTTGTTGTCTTTCGTCTGTGGGTTGAGTGCAGCCCACTGAGCCATAGGGTGGTAGGGGTCGATGGGCTCGTGGCACTTGTCGCACATCAGCCCCTTCTTGCCGATGTTGTCCTCGTCCAGGACGTTCCAGTGCCAGCTCGCAGGGTTCTTCGGAGTGCCGTGGCGCTCGCAGGGGACGATCCACTCGTTCTGTGTGGAGAAGTTTGCCCAGTAGTGCTCGAGCGTGTTGTCCAGGCTCTTCGGCGTGCCACTGTAGATGAACAGCTTCCAGTCGGAGTGAGAGGCGCACTCCTCGATGACTGGGATGTTGTCGACCAGGATGTCCTGGATCTCGTCGACTGTGATCAGGTCTGCTGGGATGCCTCGGACACGGTCAGCCGTGAGGTAGGCATAGCGCAGTCGGACCTGAGAGTAGTTGATGAACTTCTTGTGGAAGACCGCGTTCGTCAACGCGGTGTTGGTGTAGGCGCCGACCAATGGCGACATGTCGATCGGGTCTTTGATGCGGTCGTTCGAGAAGACCTTGGCCTGCTCCGCTGAGGGTGCGACGAAGAGAGAGCGGAAGTGGTTGTTGAGGCACGAGTAGGCGATGGTCTTGTTGCCCAGCGTCGTGGACTTCTCGACCTGCCGGCCGCACTTGAGCAGCGTCTTCTGCTCAGACGTATCGTAGATCCTGCGGAGGTAGGGGCGCTTGCTGAAGTCGAAGTTGTGAGTGTCGCCTTTGTCGGCGATCATCACCGCCGTCTCAGTGAACTCCGCAGGCGAGACGTTGTAGCAGAAGTTGGCGCCGGCGAACTCGGCCGCAGTGGGATCTCGCGGCTCGTCGTCGAAGCCGTAGTCTTCCGGGTCACCGAGCTCGTTGAAGTCGAAGAAGGGCTCTCGGTACTCCTTGCCGTCGACCACGATGGTCGAGTAGGAGACTGGGATGACCCGTTCCGCCTGCCTTTCGCGGACTTTGTGCAGATTTACGACAGCCAAAACTGCCTCTGCAATACGGTATAAGTAGTGTGGATGAGAAGAGTCCTACCTGTAGCACAACTCTCTTGTCCTCGCCCTCGGCTGCTCACCGAGGAAGCACCAGACTCTAGTTGAACCCGCCTCGGCGGGCTCTCCATCCGAGCCTTCTGCTGTTGAACTGAGCCTGCAACGCCGCGCAGGGGTCCGCGTTGCGAGGACATAACCCCGAGTGCTTCTCCGAAAGGAGTACCGCTCCCGCCATACTCTAACCAGGTGCCTGATTTGGGCAGTTGGCGGGATGTACTGTGGACGAAGTGGCGCGAGCCGCCCGGACGGCTGTCTTGTCGATGCCTGAATCGACTCGACGTCCGGGACCACGGTACTTCCCAAGGCGACGCGGCCTTTAGGCCGCTCCCCTTTAGCTTCCGTTCGACCATGCAGCGATGCTTCTTTTTAGCTCGTCCTCAAGACCAACCACCATGTTTCGGATCCGGTCCTCGGAGAGGGACAGCTTGCGATCGATGCCTGGAACGATGACCGTGTACGCACCGTAGAAGTGCGGCGGGAACTTGGGATCTTCTCGAGGGTCGTCGCCGTAGACTTCCTGACGGCAGGTCTCGTTATGGAACTCCACCTTCGGCTTGTCCACCGGCCAGTAGGCCTCAGCCATAGCCAGCAGCACCAGGCCGTACTCGCCCTTGCCCCAGAACTTCTCTGGCACGGACTCACCACGGAAGATGTGGTAGAGCAGCGCCCCGTCCTTCTTCATGTAGCGGACGTGCGCAAACTCGCCATCGAGCAGCAGCTCCCCGAGCTGGACCGCCTTCTCCAGGTTCTCGGTGGTGGTGTCCCCCGCCTGGGCGAGCGCATGCCCGCCGGCAAGGATCTCGTCCTCGGTTGAGAATGATGGTTTCGGTAGATCTGTCATCCGGCCCTCCTAGAAGTCCTCGTCGTCTTCAGCGTCAGTGCCCTCTCCCGACTTGCTGTAGTTGCCCTCGGTAAGTTGGTGCACGTCTATGATCTTCGCCTCGTCCAGCTTCATGCGGAACTTCTGGAACTGGCGTAGTACGTCGCGTAATGCCACGTCGCTGCGGCGCATGATGACGTCGGACTTCTCGATTGTCGTCATGCAGTTCTTGAGCGCCATGGTGTTGTCCAGCGTCGCCGGCCTGTGCTCGAGCTCGAGCGCATGCTTGAAGGCGATCTGGCCGATGCGGGCCGCGGCCTCTGCGCTGTTGAACGCATTGCCGGGGCCGGAGATCCCCATCACGTAGGGGAGGTGGCGGTTCGCCACATCAGGAGCGGTTACCAGGCTCTGGACGTAGACGTTCCGGAACGTCATCCCGCTGAGGTATTCCATCCACTGCGACTGGCTCAGCAGCTTCCTGTTCCAGAAGTAGTGGCCGTAGGTCGTGACGCCCTCGGCTGTCAGTGCGATGGAGGTGTACTTGCGCAGCTTCCTGGCGATCGCTGTGTGCGACAGGCTGGACAGCAGCATGGGCTCCAGCTTCTCTCTCAGGAAGTGATCCATGAGGATGAGCTGTGCCTCCCGAACACCACGGTTCGGGTTCCACATGTCGAAGATCTTGTGAAGTCTCAGGTACTCACGGGTCGGCTTGTCGTGGGGGTTGTCTGGCAGGTAGGGGTCTGGTCGAGGTCCCATCGCCTTGCAGACCTCACGGACGTAGGACGGACTCAGCGCGTCCAGCCCAACGGACTCGAGGGTCTGCTGAATCTCATTCGCGTTGATATCGTCCGCATCAGACTCTTCCTGTGCGGAGATCAGAAAGCGAATGTAGTATTCACTGGGTGATCTGGGAACCTCTCGCATGATCTACCACCGGCCCTTGAGGTAGAGTATCAAGCAGAGGGGTGTTGAGCTAGTTCTCGCAGTCCGCCGATCACCTTGTCAAGGTGCTTGACGACGCGCTCCAGTGCTCCACCGTCCACGGACGAGAGTCCCAACCTGGAAGCGACGAGCATCTCGCTGAGCTTCCTCAGCGTATCCTCGAACTCCGGCAGGTATGAAATGAAGGTGCCGATGTTCTCCGGATTGAGGAACCCAACCGACAGCACCTTGTCCACGGAAAGGGGATCGTCCAGAACCGCGGCCTCCTTCAGCATCAGCGACTTGACCTGCGGCAGCTTGTTGATCTTGTGAGCCGCTGCGGTCTTGGCCTTGTGGTACACCTCAGAAGCCAGCGTGACCGACTTCGTGTTTTGGATTGGCACCCACCTGGATAGGTTGCGTGCCTCGGCCAGCTTCTCCTTTGCGAAGCTGGGCTCCACACCCAGAATGGCCAGGTTGTACATCGCCTGGTCGTGGGTGAGGAAGTTGACAGGCAGCACGGAGGCCAGCTTCTCGAGGCGGTTGCCGCGGATGCTGTAGGAGCCTCCACCACCGCCCTCGAACATGACCTCCACCTTGGCGCCCATGGTCGCGCTCGCCTCGACCGTCTTGGCGTAGCCGTCGGGGTCCGTGGCCAGGGACGTCATCTCGCGCAAAGGCATGAACCCGCAGTCCTCCGGGATGCCGTACTTGCCGTCAGAGATCTTGGAGATCTTGGAGAGGCCGGGCACCAGCTTGACGGTGATCTCCTCACCCATGATGGTGCTGGCCAGGTAGCCGGTGTCGCCGTCCTCGCCCTGCATCTTGCCTTTGATCTCCATCGGCACGATGGCGGTCGCTCCGCCCTGGCGAGCCAGGTAGAAGCAGCCCATGCCGTTGGGCTCCTCGTCGATGAGGTTGGTCCCCTTGCCGACGGGGCTGCCTGCGATGTTCTCTTGCATCGCGGACTCGGAGCCGTTGGAGAAGACGGCCAACGCTTGGTTGGTTCCGTCCAGGTCCACCACTCGAGGGAAGACCCATCCGACAAGCTCCTTGCCGTCGTTCGTCTTGACCTTGTACTCGCCGAACTCGGTCACCACCTTGATGCGGGAGTCAGCCAGCGAGTCCTTGACCACGGCGTCGGTCGAGACCGTCACGGTCCCGTCGCGCTCGACCTGGCGGACCAGGTCCTCGCCCACCGTGTCTGTGGCCGTGGGTCGATCGACCTCGTTCTCCTCCGGGGCCAACATGTTGGGGTTGGCGGTCTTGATGAGGAAGCCGCCGGAGATCTTTGAGATCTGCACAACCTTCGGCGGGATCTGATTCATGGCCGTCTTCAGCATGTCCTTGGCCGTGAAGACGGGACGCGGCTTCGCCAGCTTGGTGAAGAAGCCGAGGGTGGCCTTGTTGTTGATGATGGCGGCCTGCAGCGTGGGATCACGATTGAGCATGTTCTCCACGTGCTTGACATCGGCCTCCTTGACGGTGTGATGGATGTCGTCCAGCAGCACGCGGGCCGATCCCATCTTGGCCGTCTCCTGCTGCCCCACACGGGCGTTGCCACCCAGGCCGAAGCCGCCAGAGCGGTACGGCGGGTACAGCATGTTCATCACGTCCTGGTCGCCAGGCCTCTTGCCGGCCGCCTCGAAGAGCTCTGGGCGGAACATGGCGCGGCGCAGGCGAGCCTC